TTAAAAATAAATTAAAAACTGATTTGTTTAAAGACTTAAAATTAAGTCCTAACGAAATAAAAGAAAAAAGAAGAAAAGAAGATGCAAAACAATTAAAAAAGTTTATTAAGAAAATAAAAGATTCTGTAGGATTTGCAGATGGTGGAGGAGTTATTACAAAAGAAAAATTTGCAATGGGCGGAATAGCTAAAAAGTATAGCGTTCCATCATATGACGTAGGAGTTGACTATGTTCCTGCAGATACCCTGGCGATGGTTCATAAGGGTGAGCGTGTTTTAACTGCTGAAGAAAACAAAGCATTCAATGGTGGTACTTCTTCAGTAAACAATACAAATAATATTTATATTAACGGAACAGACCTTAATAAGAGAGAAATAGCAGACGAAGTTATGGTAAGATTAGAAAGAGCACAAAAGATAAACAACAAGTCAAACAAGGTGGCATTTTAATGGCATATAAAATTCAAGCTGGAATACAGGTTTCTATTAATGGGTCAACTTGGTACAAACTAACAGATCATAATAGACAGGATATACAGATAGATGTAGAGTTAATTGAATCATCATCTCGCATGGCCAATGGATCTATGAGAAAATACGTTATTGCCAAAAAGCATAGGGTTTCAACTTCTTGGACATTTTTACCAACAAAAACAGCAGAGACAGCAGATGGAAATTATGGCGCAGCATGGATGGAGTCATTCTACAATGCAAATGCAGGAGTGCCTATTTATTTAAAGATTGTTGAGTCTAAGTTAAATGCAGACCCTGCAGCAGGTGGAATTCCAGATGAGTCGGGCACAAATTTTAAAACAGCACAAACAGAAGCTACAGTCACAAATGCGACGGGATTTAGAACATACAATGCATTTATAACTTCATTCTCAAAAACATTATCAAAGAGAACATCAGTATCAGATTACGTAGATATAGATATTGAGTTTACGGAAATCTAATGCTAACGAACCTAAGTTCTTCAGTATTCTCAAGTTCTGATTCAATTACCATGGTCCCCGTGGTTTCTGGTGAGTGGAACCATAATCTATTTAACCCTCCATATATAACTACTGCGGGAGATGGAACTAAGATCACTGGAACTCTGCTAAGTGGAACAGTTGATTCTGTTACTTCTGGAGCTAAACCTAACTTTACAACAAAAAGCTTTTTAATGCAAAGTGATGATCATGACATAAAATATACAATAACAGCAAATAATAAGTCAGCATACAAAATAGTGACTTATGTAAAAACAGATAGTCCTATTCCAGTAATGATATCTTCTTTTGCAAAAGGAACAGCCACACAGTACGGTTCAAACCAAGAAGAAGTAAGTTCTTTAGGTTGGACAAAAATAATTACTTATGTTGGTTCATCATCTAGCTCAGACACTATTTCTTCTTTGACTTACACATTAAGTGCAAATTCTTTATATTATGATACTACTCGTCCAAGAATTTATTTTACTGTCCCTGAAATGTACGAAACAACTTATTTTGATTATCAGAACTATCCTCTATGGCCAACAGAGTCGCCATTTACATATTTTAGACCTGGAGAATCATATGTTGAAACTGGAAACTCAAAATTTTCAACTCCATCAAACTATAGAAAAATAACTTCCCCAACTATTAATGGATATACATCTTCGGTCTATTCTCCAATTAGTTCTATTACACAAACACCAAAATTCTTTTTGGCCTCATCTCCAGTACCACTAATAAAAAATGCACTACCAACAGATATTTCTGCATACAAATATTTTACTTCAGATAAAACTTCTAAGTCTATATCGGCAATATATGAGAAATCAATACTAACAAACAAGATTGTTATTAAAGCAAACACTCTAATGACAATACCATCAATAGGAATAAGTATAGATGGAACAAGAATATCTGTTGATGGAAGTCAGACAATAACTTTCCCAACAAACTCAGATGGTTTCTGTACTGGCGTTTTAACTATCTACTGGACTGGATCTGCATGGACAAAAACAAAGTGGACAGATATGCCACAGTTCACCACCGCTGGCTCAATAAATAAAACAGCATCTTTAAGCAAGATATCTGTTATTCAATTATCAAAAACTAATAAGACACAGTTTAACTCTTATACCAATCAGAATGTAGTTGATGACCTAGAAAGAGCTCAAATAATTGAAGTATCTCCAAGGCTTGAGGTTGATCTCTCTGACTTTGTACAAACAGTTTCAGTAGATAAAAGCTTAGATTCACAAAACAGTGCACTTCCAATATCTTCAATGAATACTAATAGTGCCAGCTTAGTACTATCTGGTGTACCTATGCTAAGCAACAATCAAATAGTAAATATATTTTCTAGTCAAAGCAGTCAGTCATCAACGGTATTAGCAAATATTCTAAGAAAAAATATTAAGCTTTATATGGGCTTTAATGTTTTGGGGTATGCAAATCAATCATCATCTACAATAAGCACAGCAAGCACATACATACCAGCAGGAATATTCTACTCAGACTCCTGGGAAGAAGATGATATAAATACGGTTTCTGTACAAGCATTTGACGTAACAAGATACTTACAGTCAACACCAGTTCCAGACTATGTTGCAAACCTCAAGAGCATATTTGAGATAATTACAAACATACTTGATATGGCTGGATTTACAGACTACGACTATGACTCACTATATAAGGTTTGTAATAACAAGGCTACGCCATTAGATATTTCTTATTTCTATTGTAACTCAAAAGACTCAACAATTGTTGAAACCTTAAATCAAATATTTGTTGCTTATCAGATAGGTGCATATATTGATGAGTATGGAATCATGAAGTTCCTTAGCTTACACGACATACTTTCATCTACCTCTTCATCAATTAGTATTTCAGATAGTGCTATTATGCAAGGTGGTTTTTCTGTTTTAAATAAAGCAAAGCCAGGAAAAATATCTCTTAGGTATCAGTCTCCAAAAGTTAAGCAATCACCATCTTTGCAGAATGTTGAAAATACAACAATCAAAAACTCTCCATCTTTTATTTATACTACATCTAATGATGTTGTTTGGCAACAACAAAGTATAGACTCTGTTGGGTTTAATTATTTAAACGATAAAAGACCTTCAAAATATGGAATGGAAGAAAATGAAAATTTTTTCTATGTAAATGTTAATGACTTACAGAATATATTTCACACCTTTAATCGTGATGCAAATGGTTATGCTTTTATTGATAATGAAATTGTTTCATTTTTGTACAAAGAGTACAAAATAGAAAAAGAAGATGGAACAAATGTTGAGGTATCAATAAAGAATGACCTTGAACTGCAATCTGAAATAAATAAGTTTACAAAAAACTATTCTGTAGGATTAATAAATTCTTATTCTACTATCACTGGAGCATCTGGGAATGGAACATTAGTCACATACACTTCATCAAATAATTTTAAGGTTGGTCAAAAGGTAAGTATAACTGCAATAAAACCAAGAGTATATAATATTACTGGTGTAATAGTTAATAGGTCTTCTACTTCTTTTTCTATTAATAGTAATGTGACTGGATCTTATCTTTCAGGTGGAGAAGCAGTAATATACTCCGACTATGATGTTAAAATTACACCTACTGGCAAAATAACAAATGTTGAGCGTGGCTTATTTGGCACTGTTCCAAAAGAACATAAAATAATAACAAATTTAGCAAGCAAGGGTTTAAGCGAAAAGATAATGAACCCAGATTATTCCATTGCTTCATCATCAAATAATTACTCTATTGTAGACGATTATGATACTGATCCAGCATTGCCAAGTATTCATAAGATAAAAGTTTTGCCAACAGGTACTGGTTCAGTGTTGATATTTCCAACAAACGAAATAGACATTGGGTACAAGACATACTCTGTAAAATTTGACTTTGGAACTGCTCAAACCTCATGTGCTGGATTATTTTTTAATATGGAATCAGCAACATCATCTGATAACGCACACATAGTAAGCTTAATGAGGTTTAATCAAAAAGACAAGGTAACTGAACAACCTTCAGTACCCGCAAAATACAGATACATCTTAAGTGTTGGTAATACTGGAGACCAAATGGATGATACATTCTGGGCAGAAGTTACAGAAGAATGTAGTAGTATTGTTAGAAACTTTCCAAAGATTATAAAGAAAACACCAACAGGATTATTTAGCAGTACATACTCTTATGTTACAGATAATCCAATTAACATGAAAGTCACTCATCATCTTTCAGATGGTTCAGATGGAGAAAACGCTACAGCAGCAAATCCAAAAAATATTATCTCTGTATTTTTAAATAACATTGAGATAACTGGCTGGCAAAAATTTACTACAGATGTTTATGATGAAGAGACAAACCCATCAGGATCTGCTTGGACACCAACTGATGTAAATCAGCTAACTGGAATTAGACAAAAACCATCTGTTGCAAATAACATTACTCCTGGAACAAAGTTTGGTTTCCACTCTGGTGTTTATAACCTTTTGAATTTAACTGGAATTCACCCAGAACTTATTACATATACAGATAATCCAATTAAGTCCCCATCATCTTTAAGAGAGATTCATGCAACTAAAAAAGAATTAACAGAAAGAAGCGTTAGTTATTTTTATCAGGACAGAGAATTTCTTAATGGATTAATTCAGGGTCAGCCACTATATACAAACTCACCAACATACATGATGCAAACAACACCTGAAGTTGCTGGCATTAACTATTATGATGTTCAGTATACTACTCCTGCTGCAGTATCAGTTGATGTTCTTCCTATAGAATATATGTGGTACTACTTCCCAGGCAATAGTTTAGAGGATCAAAAGAACTATCAAAAGAAATTAGTTGATGAGTACTCATTGTCTTATTCAACCCCATTAAATACAGGATTTAGAGCAAAAATGGCAATTGCAAACAACTCATCAAATATGGTATTTTTGCACAAAGAGGCAGACGATCTTAATCAGTTTACAATTAACCTTAACTTGTGGACACATGAAATTGTTGCACCGTCTGATCCAGAAATCCTAGAGATAGTCATTGACCCCTCTAACGGCTCTGAGGTGGCACAACTAGACTCAGACTGGATACAGTCTAAGCAGGCAGCTCAAAAGGTCTTAAAACTGGTTCAGATGGGAATTGACGGATTTTCAAAAACGGTATCCATAAATATATTTGGAAACCCACTAATACAGATAGGAGATGTAGTAACCCTATCATATTCTCTTAATGGTATTAGTCAGCAGAAGTACTTTGTTAATGCTATTTCTCATTCATTTAGTAACGGTCTTCA